CGAAAGCATTGTACATTGCTTCTGAGAAGGTCTTAAAGTCAATCTGACCTTTAGATGTCATCTGTCTTACATCTGCTTCGGTTACATTTAAAGTCTTTGCAAGTTCAGCAGCGACGTTAAGACCTCTACCTGAAAGCTGGAGAAGCTGGTCACCCATTACTCGACCCTGACCTGCAACCTGTGTAAATATACGACCAATATCCTCATAAGTTGAGTTGGTCATTGCGGCAACACCAGAGATACCAAGTAATGCATGCTTCATATCGTCACCTAAACTTACATTTGAAGCGACGAGCTGAGAAGCAACCTTAGCAGCGGCGTCAAGTCCATAAGCGGTATCCTGAACACCAAACGAAATATCATCCTCAATCTGTGCCCACTGAATACCGAAACCTTCAAGCATAAACTTAGCCTGTTCGATGTTCTGAGCTCGGTTAGCACCACCAACCTTAATTTGGTTTACGACGCCCATGAGTTTGTTCTTGACATCGGCGATACCACGCATTGCAGAGTCGACAATGTTCTCGATTACTCTCTTACCTGCTATCTGAAGAGCATTAAACTGGTACTGAACCATATCAATACCCTTAGCAATAGGAGAAACATCAACTGCCTTAATTGACTCGTTTAAACGTTCTGCCGCTTTTGTTGAGAAGTTATTATTTAATTTAGCTTTAAGTGCATCAAGAGTGCTAAGAGTTTTAGAAGCATTCTTTTCAAATTCTTCGTTCTTAAACTCCATTTCTATAATTCGCTTATCAACTTCATTACTCCCTTCTTCATCAGCTCCTTCCATGCTTTCTCCGCTATTTCATCGAAAATCGGTCTTATAGCGGGAGTAATAAAATCATTTGGAGGGACATATCCACCTCTTGCGGTTGCGTGTCCATAATACAGCAAGACAACGACAGGAGGTCCAGTAGTACCTTTGGACAGATTTGAGTTTGAGAATATAAGTCTCGCACCCTGACTATCTATCTTAATGTCATAGGACCAGCTTGCCGCTGTCTTACCTGTTTTCTTAGGAGTAGCTTCGCTGAGTGCTTCAACACCCTTTTCGCCATAGCCTTTAAGTATCTTCATCCATTTTCTTTGCTTTATTCCTGAAAGAAAGTCAATGGTCTTATCTAAAGCACCATATGACGAAACCTTTATCTTGTCACTCATGCTGAGAAACTCCTTTCATTTTGATTTGTTAACCCTGTAAACTTGTGTTAAGAACTTTTTTATTCTTAATGTCATAATCTATTGTCGGGTAATGCATTACGTCTGGCGAAAAGTATTCAATCGTGATGGTTTGACTGTCTGGTCGTGCATATATGTAAGGTGTTTCAAGATTTTTAATGAAGGTTTCTTTTTCAAGACCTTCTCCCCAATCTTTTACATCTTCGTATGCGGCTTCTTCACACTCTTTCAATATCTTTTCGCTATGTTTTTCAAATTCATCATGTTTTTTAAAATTATAGCTTTTATTTAGGTCTTCAGCATCTATCTTAATTTCATATGCTTTCTTCTTATCTTTTGGTGATTTCTTTGTATATGTTGTATAGTCGCCATAATAACCTTTGGTAGTTTCTACTGTATAATCTTTATTTAGTATTGTTGCGGTTTCTTTTGTTATACCGAGCTTTTCAGCATCTTTTTCAAGAGCTTTCTTAATGTTAGCGTCATGATATTCCTTTGCTTTTTGCGCAGCTGGTGTATTTTTCCAAGAACCATCTTTATTCTTGAATTCTTTCTTACCTTTCTTTGTAAGAAGATTACCTGCATATCCTTCGTCATCAGGACGAACATAATATCTTTTCTTACCAGCGGCTGTAAGACTGCCATCTTTATTCTGGTAACGTCTTATACCCCATTTCATTCCGAGGATACCGTGATGACATATTACGTCGGTACGGAGTATGTTAAGAGCATCATGAGCTACGAACTCGGGTTCATATTCTATAACATCTTCAGAAATATTATCAAGAAGAATGTCAAGAGAATCTTTCATACTCTTACCTCCTTGCGAGATACTGTGAGCTTACAAAGCCTTCGACTCCATTAGCCTGTACGAGGAACCACTTTACACCGCCAACCTCAGTATAGTAGCCATAACACTGTACGACTGTATTCCAAGGAAGAGTTGTGATGCGTTCCTTGTTAATACCCGCACCCTTTCTGACGTTAAGACCGCCGAGAGGTGTAACAGCATAAGTACCAGTAAGTTTTTCATCGAACTTCATTGCAGGTTCGTGACCATTTGAGGTATTAGCAGGTTTAGGGGTCTCCTTTACTGGCTCAAGTTTCTTCTCAGCAGGCTTAGAAATCCTGTCAAGATAGCCGTCATCATAAGTTCCGAGCTTGTTTGGAATTCCTGAGATAGCACATACGTCAAGGAAGTTACCTTTTGCGTAATTCTTTCTTACGCAGTAGTGACAATGGCTACCTCCAGGACCGTCAGGAATTGTATAACCAGTATGACCTTCGATACCAACTACATCTGTAATCTTAACCTTATCACCAGTCTTTACCTTAAGTTCTGAGAGATGTCCAAAGTAGTAGTAATTACCATCAGCATCAGACCTTACGCAAACATACTGTCCAAAACCCTGCTTGTGGTTATTAGAGTTTTCCCAACCTGCATAACGTACTGTACCGTTTACAGTTGAGTGTACTTCCTTATCGTGGAGTCCTACAAGGTCAAGACCGTCATGGTCAACACCCTTGAACTCCTGAGTTACCTGAAAGTTACCCATATAAGGTGAATTCATTCTTCATTACTCCTTTCATTTTGATTTAAACTTTGACATTTCTTTGCGTTTCATTTCTTCAAAGTAACGCATATTCTTTTCACGAATATTTTCGCATTGATTGTAAGCCTCTTTATGATTTAACTTCTTTTCAGGTTTATTCTTAAATGAAGCAACTCTGATTAAAGTTAATACTCTACTCAAATGCCAGTTTTCTGTTGGAACAAAAGGACATTGCATCTGAGCAAGGTAATAATATATCAGTTCAGAAGTCATTATCTCATTCGATTGAGGCTCGTTTGAATTGTCTTTAGGAAACGTCGTTGCAGTTTGGTCAGTTGCGATATATGTTTCTATTTGTTTTAAATCTTTTGGTTTAAAAGCATAGACTATATCATCGTCAACGTCCTCATTCATTATCATGCAACGAACATAATCCATAGTTTCTTCCTGAGTTTTTTCTTCTGGACTTAAAAACGGCTTATGCCACTTGCTTTCCCATTTAGTAAGTGAGACGAGGGAGTGTTCAAGGGAGAGCGTTATGTCCTCTTCTACAGGAATAATTATCTCCCTTGTTTCGTCCCACATTTCTTGCTTAGGAACAAATATCTTTGTTGGCATTATTTCTTAAGAGCAGGGTGCTCTGGGCTAATTGAACCGTCAGCCACTCCCTGCTCCATAAGTGTTCTAAGCTTGTTAGAAACAATGCCAGATATAAATTCCGCACCAGCTTTATCGTTTGTTGCGAGTTCCATATACAGTACGCTATAAGCTTCTGTATCCTTGAAGTCCTGAAGTATCTCAGGTGATTTTCTGAAACGTCTACCATCAGCGTCCTTAATGCCGTAAGAACGGTCAATAAGCTCCTTATAGAGCTTGATGAGTTCAGGAACGTCGATAGTCTCGTTTATACGTTTGATGTGCTCTGTAAGTGTTCCCTTGACGGAAAGTTCCCAATCTGTAAGTTCAGCCTCTGTGAGATTGAAATAGAATTTTTCAGTTCTCTCAGTATCGTTGAAATCAGTATAGGTAATTGTTTTAGTTAACATAATGTGTTTCTCCTTTTCATAAATTATTTAAATTACTTTTATTTTGATTAATTAACCTTCTGGGTTAACTGTGTTAACACTGCCGCCAAAGAGTTCGATTATTGCGGCGGGTGAAGGCAGATATGGGTCTGTACCAGTTGTCTGTCCCTCGGTGTCAGTACCATAGAGCCAGTTCTTGAGAGTTGTGTAAGCTGTCTGGAAGTCAGTATCGTTTTCTCTACCGACTGTGCAGATTTCCATGTTACAAGTTGGCTTATAATTAGAGCCAACATCAACAGGGTTCGCAGTAGCCTCGAATGTGAGCTCTGATGGTGAAGGTGACTCGTTAAGAGAAGTGTAATCCTTTGAGCTTGGTGATGTTGTAGCGTTCCATACAATATGGAGAGTCTCGCCGTGGTCAATACCCTGTGTGTCGTTACCAACCTGAGTTGTTACACAGAAGCCGAATACTTCTCTTGCCTGCTGAGAGATTGTGATGCCCTGAATTGCATCGCCGTTTGACTTTGTTGGGTTCTTCTTACC